AGAACCACCGCTAGGAAATCGAGCGGTTGCATGTTGGTTCCAAGTCTTACAGGGGTTTACGGTCTTCAGCTTCCTCAAGTTTCTTCGTCAACGCACGCACCCAAGCGAGCAAGTTGGCGTCTTTGGCTTCCAACAAGTAGGCATAGCGCAACAGTTCTTTTGTGGTCAGGTTTTCAGGTCGTACGCTTGACATATCTTTCTCCATGCGTCTTCGGCTGTGGAAGACGTTTCCATAATTTTGATGAGGGCAGTGACACGGGCGCGGTAGGCAATGAACACTTCACCACCTTCGAACCAGTTGTACACCGTTTGGCGTGTAACGCCCAGAGACTTGGCGAGCTTGGCCACAGGCAAATCCAAATGAACTGCCCACCGCCCAAGTCGGTTACCCAACGTCTTCGGGGAGTTGTACACGATGTGTTTTGTTTGGTCTGAGTAAGCCATTTTTGTTGGGGCGCCGAAGCGCCCCGTGCTCCTTAATCGTCCCACTCGTCGGCTAGGTCAGCCAGACTCTTCTTGTCAGGCACAGCGTTGGTCTTGGCGGCAGGCTTGCGCACCTCGGGCTCAACAACTTCCTCGCTGGGGGTTTCAACGACTTCCTCTTGCTTCTTAGCGGGAGCTTTCTTAGCCGCTACTGGGGGCTTGCCTTCCAGTGCAGGAGGGGCGGACTTGACGTTATCAACCTTGGCCACCGTCATGGTGACGGCCTCAATCGCGTCAGCGGTTTTGCCTTGCTCTTGGGCTTGAGCATATTGCTCATCCGTCAGCCACTTCTTGGGAGAGAAGTACAGCTTGGGGCTTTCCACTTTGGTGTCGAAACGCAGCTCAGTCACAACCATGTCAGGGCTGATACTTTGTGCGGCCAGATAGCGAGCGTAGGCTTGCAGGGGGCGCTTGCCGTCAACTTCCTTACCGAAAACTGACGTTGCAGGCAGAGTCAGCTGGAACACATCACCACCCACGTCGTTGGCCAACACCACAGCAACACGCTGTTGGAAGCGGCACGCACGGCTATTGCCTTCGCCAGAACCAGCGATGTTTTTAGGGCAGTCAGCGCAGTTGGTGTGCTGCTTGTTTTCCGCATCAGCGGCGGGCTTCTCACCATCAGGCGACCAGCAGTCAGGTGCGGCAGGGTTTTCTGCATCCCACTTCTTCAAGTACAGCACGCGGCTGACCTTGGGGGCAGCGTTGACAATGACCACGTCCAAAAAGCGCTCGTCAATGCTGGCAACTTCTTTGCCGCCAGCCATCATGCGGAATACACCGCCCTTGATGGAAATACGCTTCACATGGTTGACGCCGCCACCGGCAAGGGCTTTGGCAACATCAGAAAGGCCAGAGCGTTCTTTGGCAAACGCGGGCAACTGAGACGGGTTAAACAGTGCAATATCACTCATTTTGCTTCTCCAGATTAAGAGGGTTTACGTACAGAGATGTCGTACTCGGTGTCGGAGTTGAGTCCGGGCGGTACTTGATTGGGGTTTTCTTCCAAAAACTTGGCCATGTTGGTCTGGTGAATACGGCGTTCAATCAGATCCACTACGTCATTCTCGACCACGAAACGCTTGAACGAATCCCAGTCTTGCGTGTAGTAGCGGGTTTTCTTGCCCAGAATCACCGTGCCACTTGGCGTGTTGATGGACTTGGAGCCGAGACTCATCATGATGTCCTTGATGGCACACTTCACAGAGTCTTGCTGCACCTTGACTGCCTCTACTTTGGCCGTGTATTCGCGGTCCATTTCTTGCAGTTTTTCACGCATTTTGCGGTAAATGCGAATGAGCTTTTCCAGAGGGATGTCCTCTTTTTCGGGAGCACTACCCGATGCGTCGTCGACGCTCATGTCATCTGTTTCCATACTTTGCTTCCTTTGTTTTATGTCTAGTGTTTGACAAGTATAACGACTTTTTGAATCAGTGCAACACCTCCTTTTAAATTTTTATTTCAGTCTCAAACATCTTGGTCAGCAGGTGGTTATCCTGCACCCGACCAGACAGGGCAGCGAACATGCGCTTTTCCATGGGTGAGCCTTGAATGTGGTGAACGGTCACCTTATCCGAGTCCTGCCCCTTGCGATCTGCGCGTGCTACGCATTGAATATACTGCTCAACGCTCATCAACGGGCCGTAGAAAACCACAGTATCTGCAGCAGTCAGCGTAATACCATGCGCAGTTGCCTGTGGCTGCATGACCAGCACCCTTGGTTCAGGCGTTGTTTGAAAGCGCTTGATGATATCGCCACGCTTGGCAGCGTTGACGTCGCCGTGGATTTCTTCTACTGCGTAGCCGTGCTTCTTCAGATGGGCACTGATGGCGTCAATGACTGAGCGGAACATTGCAAAGATCAGCACTTTGCGATCTGTTTCTTCCAGTATTTCTTCCAGAATATGTAAGCGGTTACTTGCATCGAACTCGACAACTTCCTTGTCATCCGTGTAAGCCGCACCGCACGATATCTGCAATAGCTTGTTGACTGCGGCGGCAGCGTTGACTGCGGTGATCTGCTCACCTGCGGCTTGCACAACCATCTGGTCTTTGAGCGCGTTGTAGTACTTCTTCTGTTGTGGCGTCAGTTCAACTTCACGAGTCAATGTGACCACAGGGGGTAGGTCAAGACACTGCGCTTTTGTGTAGCGAATGGACGGTTGCAACGCTGTGTGTACTTCTGCAAGCGCCGTGTGCTTGGGCGCCCACTTGAACTGCGTGATCTTGTTCATCACCTTGTCTCGCCAAGCTGTGTAGAAGCGCGGCACGCCACTTGGGTTAACAAGTTTTGCCAAGCCATATGCGTCAAGCGGGGACTGCGAAGCAGGTGTGCCCGTCATCATCCATAGGTAGGTATCAGCCTTGACGATTTTGTTGAGGGCTTTCCAGCGGTTAGTGGCCACGTTCTTGTAGGCTTGGGCTTCATCGGCAATCACTAGGTCGAACCTACCATCGGTGTTGATCTCGTTGGCAATCAGGTTCAAGCCTTCGTAGTTAGTGATGACTATTTCGTAATCGCCTTGCACCATCTCAATACGACGTGCTGCTTGTGCATGGTGGGCAACGATGGCGGTGCGATGAATAACGCTACTACTGATGTCACCCATCCATGCCGAGTACATGATTGAGAGCGGACATAGTATGAGGACGCGGCGCACTTCACCAACACTCATCAGATAGTCTGCCGCCCACAACGCTGAGAGCGTCTTGCCTGTACCGGGCTCGCTGAACACAAACGCCTTGCGGTGCATGGTCAGAAACGCTGCCGTGTCACGCTGGTGCTGCATAGGCATAAAACGTCCGGGCCAGTTGTAGCGCCCGAGAATTGGAGAAGGTACGTTACGCACACCGAGGTTACGCAGAACCCGGGCTTCATGCAGACCCCACTTGACCAGAATCTGATACGTGTCGTCGTCTTGCGCAACGACCTTGCTCTTGGGAATGGCGCTGTACTTTGTCGGCGCCTTTGTTTTTATAAGCAGTGCTTTGTTCTCGATGATTTCCATGTCAGGCTCACTTGCCGTTGTCGCTGACGTTGGCCTTTGGACTACGCAACCTCAAGTTGCCTTTAGTACTTTTGCCACCAGCGCGTATGGGCGTTTTGTGGTCGATGTGCTTGCCTTTGCGTGACGGGGCTTTCTTGGTGACAGTGCCTGTCTCTTCCTTGTCCACCATGCGTCGTGCGCGTTGGCGCTCGATTTGATCTTCGGTTTCACCCGATTCTTTTTGCAGCTTGTATGCGTGTTTGTAGTCACGCTTGCCGTTAACCTGTGTCATGTCATGCTCCTAGTGTTTTGGGTGGTGTTCACACGTTGTGCAAGGGCACCACGGGCAAAGTGGCGACTTGCGTGGATTCCACACGTTGTGCTCAACTGCTGCCTCAATAAATGCCACTCGCTCTCTGTAACTCTGCCAACCAGTGTCAAACTGTTCGACCAGCATATTGTCTTTGACCATGTCATTCTTGACAAGGAAAAGCAGCGCGGAGTTAACCTTGCGTATATGCGGGAAGTGGGCAAAGACCATGAGTGCCATGAGCTTTAGCTGGTCACGATCTGGGTACTTGTTGTTGCCTGTTTTATAGTCAGCAATCCAAGCCGTCAACCCCTCGTCGTCCACTATCAACAAGTCGGCAATACCCCGCACCCAGACTTCTTTTGAGAACCAGTCGCAGGGCTTCAAGTCGTGCGTAAGCGCCATCTTGTACTCGGGTAGTTTCCTGCCCTGTTTCTTGATGAGCGAATCCACTACAGGCTTGAACTGCGCGTAGGCTTCAGGCACAGGGGTGCC